GCTACGAGAGAAGCTACACGATCTGGAGGATGCCGTACAGGAAGCCTTCAGGCCGCTACCGACATTTGTAAAGGAGATACAGCCAAAAGTAAAAAAGGATGGAGCCATCTCTGTCGTAGGTTTGAAGTTCTTGGGCGACTCTTGGGAGATCGTTGGTGGCCCTTTTTCTAGAGTAGACTACCCTGAGTTTAACTTGGGGTCACGACAGCAGATTGGCAGATATTTACAACACTATGGATGGAAGCCCTGTAAGTTCACAGAAACTGGACAGGCGATCGTAGACGAGAAGGTGCTATCAGGTATCACCGGCATCCCACAGGCTTCTCTGATCTCAGAGTACCTGATGGTGCAGAAACGCATAGCACAAGTGCAGTCATGGATAGACGCAGTAGATGAGGACACAGGACGTGTGCATGGTCAGGTCAACACTAATGGTGCAGTAACCGGCAGGATGACACACGCCAAGCCTAATCTAGCGCAAGTACCGGCATCACGAGCGCCCTACGGAGAGGAGTGCCGACGATGTTGGACTGTCCCTGAAGGACATAAACTTGTGGGTTTTGACGCTAGTGGCCTAGAGCTGCGGATGCTGGCTCACTACATGAACGATGAGGACTATACAAATGAAGTCATTGGAGGAGACATACACACTGCTAACCAGCAGCTTGCGGGACTTGAATCAAGAGATCAGGCTAAAACTTTCATCTACGCATTGCTGTACGGAGCAGGAGACGCGAAACTTGGTACGGTGGCGGGAGGAGGCGCAGGTGCTGGTAGACTGCTTAGAGAACGATTTATGCGTAATCTCCCAGCATATGCAAATCTTAAAGGAAGAGTTGCACAAGAGGCAGCACAGGGTTGGATCAATGGACTAGACGGTAGGAGACTCTGGATTCGGTCTGAACACGCAGCACTGAACACCCTATTGCAGAGTGCCGGTGCATTAGTTATGAAACAAGCCTTGATTACTCTGGATAAGTATGCTAAACTATGGGGTATGGACTATAAGATCGTAGGTAACATCCACGATGAAGTCCAGACCGAAGTCCCAGCATCACAAGCAGAGAAGTTCGGGCAGCTTGCAGTCTCTTGTCTAGAGGCAGCAGGTATACACTTTAACCTAAACTGCAAACTTGCAGGGGAGTATCAAATTGGAACTAGCTGGGCAGAAACACACTAATATCAATCCAAATACTGGTAAGCCTACATACTACAAGGACAATCCTGACGCTGTTAAAGCTAGAGATGCCCGTAGAATGTGGGTAAACGGCAAAGAGATCTCTAAGTTCCATCCGCTGCATAAGCCCGGACGGTACAAGACTCTAGGGGACGCTGCCTTTAGCGCCTTGGGAGCCTACGAGACAATGAAGGAGGGTCAGGTCTACATCATAGTCAACCCAGCATTCCCCGGCTGGTGTAAAGTAGGGATGGCTGTGGACGCAGAGGATAGGCTCAAGCAGTATCAGACTAGCTCTCCCTACAGAGACTATGAGTTGATTAAGGCATATGATACTGATGATCGACGCGAGGCTGAGAAGGGTGCACACGATCTTCTAGCGCAGTCACATGAACGTAAGGGAGAGTGGTTCTATATTCAGCATCCTGTCGCTACGGAGATACTGGACGGACATTTTAATGAAAACAGTTAACACAGTTGTCGATGACATCTACGAACTGATGACCACAAAGTCTGCTGATGAGTCAGTGGACGTTGAGGCAGAGATCGAGAAGTTCGGAGAGGCCGTAAAACAGCTAATGCGTACTGAGTTCATGCCCGATGCGCCTAGAGACGGACGTAAGTTACGCCTGTCCAACATAGGCAGAGATGATAGGTACTTGTGGCACCACTACAACGACACAAGCGCAGGAGAGGAGATCCAAGGGCATACGTATGTGAAGTTTATGTACGGGCACCTGATTGAGGAAATGCTCTTGTTTCTGTGCCGTATGTCAGGACACACGATTACCGACGAGCAGAAGGTCTGTCAGGTAGAGGGCATCACTGGACACATGGACTGCAAGATTGATGGCGTAGTGACGGACGTTAAGTCTGCAAGTCCCTACGGCTTCAAGAAGTTCAAGAATGCTACGTTGGCCTACGATGATCCGTTTGGGTACGTCGATCAGATCAAGGCATACGCACATTCAGAAGGCGAGACCAAGTTCGGTTGGTTGGCTATGGACAAGTCTAATGGTCATTTGACGTACCTACAGTACGATCTAGAGGACACGGAAGCACCAGTGTACAAGGCTATCAAGGGAGACATAGCAGAGAGGATACGTCACGTAAAAAAGCTAGTAGAGGCAGAGGAGATACCACCAGTATGCGCGGAACCATTAGCAGACGGCAAAAGTGGAAATATGCGATTACCCGCAACCTGCTCCTACTGTCATTTCAAGCACGCATGTTATCCAGAACTGCGTACTTTTTTGTACTCAACAGGGCCAAGGTTTCTAACGGAGGTGGTAAATGAGCCTAAAGTCCAAGAGATCGCGTAAGCAGAGTATCTATAGGTCTGGTCTAGAGAAACGCTTTGCACAGTCAGCACCTAAACGTAGGTATCTGTACGAGCCATATGATGTACCATACGTGATGCACAGGAAGTACAAACCAGACTTTGTGGACAAGAAGACGGGTGACTACATTGAGACTAAAGGATTCTTTAGGACAGGAGACACTCAGAAGTACACATCAATACGTGACAGCATCAAACCCACCAAGCTAATCTTTGTCCTATCAGACCCCAACAAGAAGGTCAGGAAAGGTTCTAAGATTACGATGGGACAGTGGTGTCATAAGGAAGGTTTTGAATTTTACACAGTTGACGAGTATGTAGATCATGTCACTAACAATGGATGAAATTAAGGAGAGAGTGTTGAAGCGGTATGATGCTGATGATATACTAGAGGCACTGGATATATCCGCTGAAGAACTGCTGGATAGGTTTGAGGATAAGTTTATCAACAGGCTGCACCAGTTTGAAGAAGAAACAAATGGAGATGAATGGGATGAGTATTGATGACGCAACACCAGCAGAGTGGAATGCACTTAGGAAAAAAACTGCTACTCCTGTAGCTGACACATGGAATCATATTTATGATGATGACAACGAGCCTAACGATCACCCAGTATACGGAGACTACAAGTACGACAGTGTACACAGACCAGAGCATTACAACACTGGTAGCCTAGAGTGTATTGATGCTATCAAGGGTATGCTCAATCACGACGAGTACATTGGCTACCTACGTGGTAATGCACTGAAGTACATGTGGCGCTTTAGATACAAGAATAAGCCCATTGAAGACCTACGCAAAGCTAGGTGGTACGAAGAACGATTGATTAGTTACATGTTGGAGCATCCTAGTGACAAGTAAGGTAGGCGTACAGGATTATTTAGGTATCCAGATTGATTATGACAGAGAAGAAAACCTTAATGTGTTCTCACTAGAGACACTGAAGGACAGATATTTCTGGGGAGATGAGACACATGCCCAAGAAGCATTTGCCAGAGCGTCGGTCTATGGTGCAACGTATCAAGGACATACTGACTACAATCTTGCACAGCGACTTTATAACTACGCAAGCAAGGGCTGGTTCGGTTTTAGCACTCCTATACTTAGTAACGGGGGAACCACTCGTGGTTTACCTATTAGCTGCTTTCTCAATTATGTTCCTGATTCAAGGCGTGGTCTATCTGATCACTACGATGAGAACATATGGTTGGCAAGTGGAGGTGGAGGCTTGGGTGGATATTGGGGTGCTGTTAGAAGTAATGGCGTTTCAACTGCTAACGGTAGTCAGTCTACTGGCAGCATACCTTTCATGCACGTCGTAGATAGTCAAATGCTTGCCTTTAATCAAGGCGTAACACGGAGAGGATCTTATGCAGCGTATATGGACATCAGTCATCCAGAAGTGGAAGAGTTTATCGCTATGCGAAAGACTACTGGGGGCGATCTTAATCGTAAGTGCCTTAACCTTCACAATGGAATTACAATCACAGACGAATTCTTGGCCTCCGTCATGTCTGATGATAGCTGGAGGTTAATAGACCCTAAGTCTAAGCAGGCAGTCAAGACTGTATCCGCCAGGGACTTGTGGTGGCAGTTAATTCACACCAGAGCAGAGACAGGTGAACCATACATTGTTAACCTAGACCGCTGTAA